TCATCGCTTTTCTTAGTTTCTTTCTTCCCAAATATCGCATCATAATTATCGTTATACTTTTGGGTATCAACAGATCTTTGACGACTGCCTTTACCACCTTCCCATTGTCCAGACATATTAATTATTGCTCTTTATATACATTAAGTTAGCGTACGCATTTTTATCACGGTCTTCGATCCATTCTTCATGCATAGTAAACCATTCAAGTGCGTGTACTTTCTTAGTAAAGGTAGGACTTATAACTATACTATCATTATTTTTCCAGAAATATTCTATCCAACCATCTTTAACAATAGTTTCTAGTTTCACTATTTCCCTTGACCTCTGTATTTTTTAAACGCACGTTTCTTAGCTTTATTCATCGTAGCAGTAGAAGGATTTCTGCCAATACTGGTTCCCTTTTTAGTAGCTACGATTGATGATGTAAAACCTTTTGTTTTTGCCATTTTATTTATATTTCTCCAGTAATATGTTTATAGATATCTTTCCATTTCCAAAATCTTGGAATAGGACCATTAACTTCATCAGCGTTATGCTCGTGAGCTACAATAATTGGATTAAGACCCATTGATTTACCAAGCTTTGCGTTCTTTGGTTTATCTTCAATCCACCAACATTCACTATCACGGTATGGTTCTAAGGCTTCGTCTTTATCGTCACCACAGCCAAGGATAACATAGTCGTCAAATATATTATCTCCGAACAGTAACTCTAGGTTTTGAATTCGTAGCTTCTGTGCATATTTATTAGTACTAAGAGATGTAATGCAGTGAAACTTATAGCCATGGAACATATTTAATCGTTTCATATAATACACTGCATCTCTGAGTGGAGGTAGAAATGCTATAGCAGCTGAGTCATTAAACTCTCGAACTAGCTTTTTACCTTCAGTTCTTGTAATACCAAATTGAGCACCTACGTTGTACTCTTGAGGATTGGTAGGTTTTAACTTCTTTTCTAATTGCATCCAATGGCGAAACGCGTATTCCCAATCGCATAACACGCCGTCGCAATCTGTCAATATAATATTTTCTCTCATAATTTATCTACCAAATAGTTTCTCTCTTCTGTATTCGTTAATCACATTCCATAACTTTTCAGTCCAGTTGTCTCTATGTTCTATAAAGACCTGTGGTTCATCGTTATCCACAGCAATCATTACGACCAATTGAGTTATAGGAATACCTGTTCTTTCTTCCCACATGATTGAATAAGCACAGCATTGCATAAAGTAGCTTTCAATCCATTCCTTTCTCTTAGGTTTGCGAGAAGTCTTATAGTCGATGATAGAATCTTTGCCATCCCATACACCAACACAATCTACACGACCAGCTAATCCTAGATGTGAAGAGTATAAAGGAGCTTCTTGAGCATAGACCTTATTAAGTCTGGTATCCAATATACTCTTCACATCATAGAACGACTGCATTATATGAGGCATTACGCCCTCTGCATAATCTTCAACATTGTCTACATATTTTTCTAGAAGATCATGTACTGCAGTACCCCTTGTAGAAGCTTTACGGCTTATCTTATTAGCCTCTTCTTCTCCTACCCTTGCTCTCCATTCTGCTATCTTATCTCTTGATAATATAGATAAGACCGTAGTGATACTAGGGTATTTAGTTCCATCAGGCGTAGTATACATTCTACCGTTGCCAGTAGAATTTGCTGAAAGATCGTTATAGCCTAGATCAACTGGCTCATGAATAAAACTCATGATTGTTTTCGCCAAGGCTTTTTAGCACCATCTTTTGGTTTACCTTGAGCAGCCATTTCTGTTTTATATCCATTGAGAATAAAGTTTAATTTATATTTGTCTATCATCGGTGAACTCTCAATAGCTTTCTTTACTGCTACGAGTTCTTTCATTCTTTTGTCTGAACATGATCGTTGAGTTTGTTTATGCGCAATACCATATAGTTCATATTGCTGAGATAGACTTAAGGGTTTGATTAACTCTCTAGCTTCTTGGTCGTAATTACGATCTTCTACTTTTTCTTCATATCGCCATTTGCTACTCATATTATAACTCGCTTTATTAATTTATATGGACATTATACCATACTTTTGTCCGGATGTACACCTTTATTTGTCATAATTTGCCATTTTCATACAATTCTTTTGTCATTATAAAGTCGCGTACAAATCCGCTTCGTACAATATCGTCCCATTTAAATTCAATATGCTCAAAGCGATTCATGTGTTCGATAATATTAATGAATTCCCTAATGCCATTCTTATCGTTCTGACCTCTGAAGTCTGATTGGTAATAATCACCTGCCATAATAAATCGACAACCTTCATCAAGTCTTGTAATGACTGAGCATAACTCGTGATAGTTACAATTTTGAGATTCATCGACTATAACAACAGCATTTTTAATTGTTAAACCTCGAATGAACGAAGTAGTTTGAAACTCTATAATCTTCTTAAGTTTAGTTAATTTATCCCACGCTTCGCTATCGTCAAATAAATCATTAATGATTGCTCTATAAGGTGCAGTGTATGCGTCTTCTTTTTCTTCTTGCGTACCAGGTAGAAAACCCATATCTCTTGTTGGTACAGCAGATCGCACAATGACAACCTTTTCGTATTCTTTCTTTAACACAGCTTCGAGTGCTAGGTATAGAGAGATAAATGTTTTACCTGTACCAGCAGATCCATCCAAGCACATATGATTACCAGAAGCAAATGCCTCGAATGCACGCTTCTGATTCTTAGTTAATGGATCTAACTTAACAAGGTGGTCTATTTTTAGATTAGTTGGCTTCTTACTCATTTAGTATCAATTAAATGCCTATCTTTTGGCGGCATACCGCTCTTAATTCTTTCTTGAACATCTTTCCAACCACTGCCAGCCTTTGTTAACATATCAGGGCCTCCTGAATAACTCAAGGTAGCAACTTTAGTATACACTCTTTGCAGGTGTGGATTATCTAATAAAAACTGATCATATTCGGATATCTTAACCATGTGTTCTTCAAGCTCATCAGTTTTTTTATTTTTAAAATCATACAATGGCATAATTAAACCACTCCGGTACGTTACGTTTGGTCCACTTCATTGCGAACCGCTCTTGTTTAGTTTGGTAAAATGCACGATACGATTTAACCGCATCCTCGAACATACATTCCGGGTTTGAACCCATAGCCAATCTGAAAGGAGATTTGCTACTTGCAAATGTAATATTCTTTGGTGGATTTCTCAACACCGTAGCAAGTTTAGTTTCAGTAGCATGAACTTTACCATACCTATATGTATACTCATCACAGAGGGCAATGAAATGTCTATAGTGCCAATCGTAATTACTTGCATTTTCTCTAGACCAGACCGTACAAGGATGGTTCATATGTACAGCTTTGTATAGAATGTTTTCTTTGTAACCATCAAGTTTCCAGTACTTAACAATACGTTTACCGGATTTAGATGGTCGCATTTCAATTGTACCATCAAGCATTCGATGCACCGTAGAGAGCATCTGGCCTGATTCTACAACCATTTTGGGAATGTGTTTATCGCACTGTAACTGTGCAGCTTTCACGGGATCATTGTCTAAAATAAATATATTCATAATGTATATTCTAATGTATATTTGAATGTATATTATATCACAGTTTGAGTAAAAAGTAAACCCCCTTTCGAGGGTTTACCTGAGTTTTTTTGCGGTTACCCTCCGGCGGCTCGCATGTATCTAATTGTCTCGTCGATATACTCGGCTTTCCTTTGCATTTTATATGCTAGAGTTTCTTTACCTTTCTTCAATAAATTCTTACGATAGTGTAGTATCTCATTACGATCTTTTTTCAAACGTTCAATTTCTTGACAATTCATAAAAGCCTTCCTTATGTTAGTTATGAGTGTTATTACTATCATAATATAGCCTACTCTGCTATTAGATCAGGAAATGCTTCCCGACATAGCTTTTTGGTTATGCCTATGTAATTTAAAGATCGATCCTTTGCCTTACATAGCATTTCGGCCTCAGCTGGAGATACTGCTTCCAATAGCCGAATGAATTTAGACTCTCTGTGAGCTTGTTTGATGTTACTCGACCATTTATTCTTAAAAAAGTATAAAAAGTCTTTGTCATGAGCTTTAGCCAAATTAGTGGTTGGCTTTTCTGCGGGGGTATAAGGTGGAGTTCCTTGTGGAACTAAGCAGGTAATTGATTTATCAAAGTTCATTCGCAATATAGTTTGCATAATCCTTGAATCATTTTCTTTCAGAGCTTTGAGTCTTTCGTCTCTTGTTGGTAACTTATTAATATCTTTTAAAATCTCTACTATAGTTTTAGCCATTATAAAATTCCTCTACTACTTCAATCAAATGTTTGCATCGTTTCTTAATAAGATAGTTTAGCACTTTCATTTTCATTGGAAGTTTTTGTGTGTTAAATGTATTTATAATTTTTTGATTTAGATCATCAGGTGTTTCTGTTAGATCAATCAGTTTTTTATTGCGTTGGTAATTGCGATAAATCTCTTCTGGCATGACCTCTCTTAATCTATCTGAAGACTCGATCCACTCGTCGATTCTGGTTTGACGTAGTGGTGTCTGTTTGAGTGAGTCCACAAAAGTATTGTCTGCGGATAATATATTCGGGACACCGTCTCCAGTATCGCCACGCATAATATGATTCCACATATATGTGAGAGGGTTCTTGTCTGCAACCATTTTCTTTTGAATTGGAGAAAACTGTTTAACATTGCTAAACCTGTGTAATTGAATAAAATCTTTATCTGACGATACAATCATTACTGGTTCATGCTGGCCGAACTCTTGTGTTTGTAGCGTAAGGGAACCAATAATATCATCAGCTTCTGCACCTTCAACTTGTATCACCTTGTACGGAAAGTTTTGTTGTAACTCTTCTCGTATCGTATTAATAATTCTAAATACTTCTGGCCAATCCATATCAGATGAGCCATCGCGTTTCTTTTTACGGTTTGCCTTATATGCTGGATATACAGTCTTTCGCCAATTGTTTGGACTATCAACACATATAACCATTTGGCCGTATTCAGCTCGGTATTTTTTATTGTACATACGAATACTGTTTAAAATCATATGCCTTATCATGTTTTCATCATTTAATTTCTGCACTATAATATTGCTTAGCGCTATCTGACTATAATCAAGTAATATCATCTTCTTCTGGTTCACCCATTCTATCTTTTAGTTCTAATGCTTTTAGCTTAATATAGAAGCTATCAGCATCCTTTTGTAACCTATGGTCAAGTCCTAAATATCTGACAAACATTGTGTGCATTATATTAACTAACACATGCGCATCTCTTGCTTCAGGATACTCTTCGTCTCTCATATTAAAACCTTGCAACCAATCAATGCCATCTTCTTCAATAAGCCTTTCTATCTCATCGTTCATTGTAAGAATCAGATGCTGCGCAACGTCTACAGCTTCGCATAGATATTCGTTAAGGATTTCTGTCTCATCCCTTGGCTTTTCTATTACTTTTCCCGAAGGAAACTCTATTATCTTTCCCATAATGTGTATATTATATCACACTCTCTGCTATTTGTACAGGGTTTTTATTGCATTACCACCAAGTTTTATTTGAATGATTCCATTATAATAGTCATCGGTTAGAAGAACACCTCGATCGAA